CGTGCCGCCGACACCGACCATTCCGGCCAGCGCCCGAAGGTCATCCGGCGCTGCCGCCCGGCGTGGCGGTAGTCCAGCGTGAAGGCCCTCCCGCCCCCGCGGTAGATGCAGGCCGCGAACCCGCGCATATCGGTGTCGAAGATCTGGTAGTCGCGCCCTACGACGGGTTCGGCTTCGCGGAGCACTTTTTCAGTCAGCTTGATGCGTTCGGGCATGCGTTGGATCCTTCTTGCATCCGACATGAGGCGTGGTTCCGCCGCACTATCAAGGCAAGCATGGCAGCTCAGGTGGCGGGAAGGCGCAGGGTGGCGGAAAGGTCGCGCTCCTTGCGCCACCCCTTGTTTCATTGGGAAGTCAGCGCTAGCCAGGCCAATCATCGGCGCGTCTGATCATGCCTGTCAGCCTCCCCCACGCCCTAATTGGCGTCCGCCAGGCTGGAATCGCCGATTGAAAGCATGCCGTTCGTGTAAATTCTCAGGGAAATCAATGGGTGACAGAGGTGCCGTGCCGGATGCCACCCCCGCTTTGCCCGCCAATGCCGGTCAATCCCCTGTAAATCCGGGTGTTCGCAGGTGTTCGCAGGTGTTTGCAGCTTTGGCGTCCATTTGACCCATTGGCCACGACGGCTTGCCCAACCCCACGTCACGCCGCCCGACGCGCAAAACCCAATGAAACAAAGGGTGGCGCGAGGGGGCGTTCCTTTGCGCCACCCCGCGCCTTCCCGCCACCCCTTTGGCCCTGCGCTCACTGCTCTCTGCAACCGCCCCCTGACGCCCGCCGTCATCGGGGGACTGGAACAGGGAGAACCCAATGCCACGCCTTGGATCGATGCCAGACCCGAAGGACAAACCCCGCACGTTGCTGGTCGGCTGGATCAGCCGTCTTGATCTCGCCGTGGAACTCGGGCTGTCGATTGACACGCTGCGCCGTTGGGAGGCGCAGCGTACCGGCCCCGCCTGCGTCCGCGCCGGGCGGAAGGTCTATTACCGGCGGGCCGCCGTCGAGGAATGGCTGGAGGAACAAGAGCAGGCCGCCTCGCGCCATCGTCGTGCCGGAGGGCGCCGGTGATGCATGCGCACTCCCGCAACTCCAAATGGCCAGCCGACCGTGTCGCCGAGGCCCGCGCTGTCATCGCTGATGTCGCCCATCATAGCGACCACCTGATCCGGCTCGCCTGCAATGTCCTGGCCGCCCATGGCGACACCGCTGAGCGGAAGGACGCACGCGTGCTGCTGATGGTGATCGACGCACGGCGCCCGATGCGGCGCGCCCAGCGCGAAGACAACGAAAAGGCCGCAGGATGACTCGTAGTGGCACACCCGAGGCCGATCTGCAGCGCGCCGCTGTCCAGGCCCTGCGCTTCGCCCTGCCCAAAGGCGCGATCATCCATCACTGCGCAAATGAGGTAACCGAGCCGGGCCCGCGCGGCGCCAAGCGTCAGGCGATCCTAGTCGGGATGGGTGTCCATTCCGGATTTGCCGACCTGGTCATACTTTGCGAGGGCCGCGTACTTTTTCTGGAGCTGAAAGCGCTCAAGGGCAAACTGAGCCCAGCGCAGGAGGCGTTTCGGGACGCAATCTTGGCTCAGGGTTTCGGCTGGGCACTTGTGCGATCGCTGGACGACGCGCTGGGCGCGCTGACGGATCATGGCATCATCAGCCGCGTGCGGGCGCCAGCAAGGAGGCTCGCGCCATGAGCCACGAGGCCACCAACTGGGCTATCCAGCAGCGCGGGCTGAAGCCCACAACCAAGATCGTGCTCTGGCACCTCTGCGACCGGTACAACCCCGACTATGGCTGTTTCCCTTCGCAGGATCGGCTCGCCCATGACTGCGAGATCAGCCGGTCAACACTAAACGATCATCTTGGCCAGCTCGAGGCCGCGGGCTTCCTGCGGCGGGTGCCCCGGATCCATCCGATGACCAAGCGCCAGCTGCCAACACGCTACATCCTGAGGTTTGAGCCGGGATTCACACCCGTGGAGGTAGTTCCGTGTCCGAAAGGCGGACACGGCGACCAAGCCGCTATGCAAATCACCGATCCCGCGGCGGATTTGCCGTTGGACGAGGTCCATGATCCACTGCCGTGTCCAGATTTCGGACATGGGATAAACTCAAAAGCCGTGTCCGGATCTTGCACTGACCCGTGTCCGGAAAATGGCGAAAGCCGTGTCCGAAATCCGGACACTAACCTTGTAAGGGAACCTTTAAGTAAACCAGTAAAGGAGGAGGAGGAGGACGCGCAAGCGCGCGAGGCGATCTCGGATCAGTTTTTCGGGGAGTTGCTCGACGCGCTGGGCCTCGATCCCGCCGCCCTGCCCGGCTGGTGGCAAGGCTGGCCACCCCGGCGGCACGTCCAGCGTTGGTGCGACGAGCTGGGGCTGACCGCCGCAGAGATCCTTGCGGCTGCGGAAGGCTCGCGTCAGGAACACCCCGAACCGCCAGACGGACCCAAGGCGCTGGACCGCGTGATGCAGCGTACCGCCCAGCGCAAAGCGGATAGCGCCATGCGGAGGCGACGGACAACCACGGCCCCACCAGGGCTGACCAACAAACCGAGCGCCGATCTACCCGCCTTCTACGCCGAGATCGTGAACTCTGGCCGATACCTGCCCGTCAGCGCGATCTCCAATTCGATGCGCGATGCGCTGGTGACCCGCGGGCTGGTGACCCTCGAGCAACTGCGTGAGCGGGGTGTGCGATGAGCAACCATGATTGGACCCTCAGCGGAGCAGCGAGGACAAACGTCGCTTCAAGACGGCCGAAGCGTAGCATGCCTGTTCAGCAAGCGCTCGAATGGGCCTTCGGCAAGGAGAAGGCGGAACTGGAGCTTCCCGATCATCCGGACCCCGAGCGTGGGGTGGGCTTCGGCTTCGGGCTTGAGTTCGTCTTGCTCCAACGCGCCGCGCTGGGCTGCCAAATTGATGGCGGCCAGCACAAGCTGGGCAGGTACTCTCACGCGGATGCCGAGGTGATCGCGGCCACTGTCGCGGGGATGCCTGACAGCCTCGGGGGCATACGAATGGCGATCAGGGTTGCTGAGCTCGCACGCGCTGGGCTGACACCGGACTGGATGCCAGGGGCTGTTCCCCGCTGTGTGCCGGTCGAGCTCAAGCGGAACCGTCACGGTGATCGTGGGCTCAGTGTGGTCGTCGGCACGGAACGCGCTTTGATCAGTGGCAGGTGGCGAACCGTTGAGGTTCGGGCCTGCCCTGTGACGTTCCGGCCAGATGCCCAACTGATCAAAGCAGCGCGACAGGCGTACCAGGATTGGTGGCGGGCGCTGGGCTGGGTTAGTGACGGGCTGGTCGCGAGTGGACTGTTGCGGGAAGTTGAAGTTTCGGAGACCATGCCGAAGGTTTGCCCTTGGGAAGCCAAGTGAACGCAGTCGGTCTGGGCGAAAAGCGGACAGCTACCCATGCAACTGCGGGTTTGCCGGAAATCGCAAAAGCAGCCACTGCATCCATCTCCGCCAAGAACTGTTCCCATCGCGTCGGTTTGTTTTTCTTCGCATCGCGAAGATCGGGAAAGGCGGGCTAACTCGGCATCGGCTGGGCTCCTTGCACGGATGACCCAGTCTCCCAGATCATGCTGCAAGTGGCAGATTTTTCAGACGTCCCCTTTCATCTCGCCGTCCTCTCCTGGGTGGTTGCAGGGATCGCTGTGGATTCCACCAAGAAATAATGTCATCATTTTTGTCATAGCTGGCACATTTTGGACTTTCCCATGCCCATTTAAGGTCATTTAGCTGTAGATTTTGACAAAAAATGCCAAATTGTGATAGTCGAAAATGGCCCCTATTTGGAAGTCATGGATTCAAGGGAGGCACCGATGGCGTTCAGGGCAGATCTTCTCAAAAGGAAGCTCGAGGCGGAGGGTAAAAAGCCTGACCAACTCGCAGCATTGATCAAGAAGCACAAGCGCACCGTACGTCGCTGGCTGGCTGGAACCAATCCGCCCAAGCCCAAGGACCTGGAAGCGATCGCTCGTGTCCTGAACTGCAAAGCCCAAGATTTCGATCCGTTCTTCGCCGACATGGGCTTGGGAGAGGTCTCGATTCAGGCGCACGTGTCTGCGGCTTCCCATAACGCCTACGAGTTGATGCGCTGGCGTTACGGTGTCAGCCAGAAGCAGATCATGGAGCTCGCCCCCGTTCTCTTTGCGATCGTGGCGGCACACGCTCTCAAGGTGCCTGATCAGGATGACGCGCTTGAGCGGGAGGCTTCGATGAATGGCCGCCCTAGCACGCAGACGCAGAGCGACGGGATCGACCGGCAGGCCAGCCAATCGAGAAAATGCTTTGGCCTCAAGTCGCTGGACCATAACCTCGGCCCTCGCAACCTGTTCGACGCCGCTGTTCAGCGACTGTCTGCTCAAGCCTCAGACTATGTCGATGCCAAATGGTATGTCGGCGCCGCACCCGGAGATGTTCCAGGGGCGACGGGTTTTATCCCCGACACAGACTTCCTCGAAGTGATCACCGGCGGTGACTGGGCGCTGGTTGAGGCAATCGCCAAGGGGCGCATTCGTCTTTCAACTGTCCTTCAGGAAATCGGGGAGCGCAGGGAAGGTGCTTCGGTCGACGCTCTTGCCAGTGCCATCCGCCACGCGCATGACGCGCGGATTGAAGAGCAGCGCGAGGCCGGCCTCAAAAAGCTGAAGGCCTGGCGGGAATTCTATGCTGCGCGTCACAAGGAACTGGCTGAGGAATACGGCTCCCTCGTCAACCAACACTGCCATCAGGAAGGTTGGTATCCCAAGCATTACACTTTTGACGACCGCATCCAAAGCTGGGTGAACCCCATTCGGGAAGATCGGCACATCAACGAGGATACCTTGGTCGATTATCAACGAATGAAGGCTGCGAGAACTGAGGATGGGGGGATTATTCTCGGCCTACAGTTCCAGGATCCCGTCTATCGGCGCTTCCAAACTCTTCAGCATCACCGCGCCCAACTGAAAAAGCAATTCGAGGAGACTTGGTCGTGACATCGATTTGCGAGAACGAGGCGCTCATGGTCAGCACGCACGCGGCGACTCGCATGGCCCAGCGGGGTATACGGCGCGCGATCCTTGACCTGGTGATCCTGCATGGGACTCCGGCGAAAGCCCAGAACGACTGCGAAGAATATATCCTTTCGGAACAGGCGGCTCGGTTTCTCGTCCACACCGGGTACGACCCGCAGACGATCACTGCCGCCACTAAGGTACGGGCCATCGTGGATCCCTGCGGCACAATCGTGACCTGCTACCACAAACGGAACGGTCGTTTACGACCCTCCAGCCGAACATCACACCTGCGAAATACGAGACACAACTAACCTCTGGTGGGTCTGCAGAACCGCTTTCGTTTGGTCGATAGGTCGGCCAAAGGCACCGCTGCGACCTTCTACCAAAATCTTTTTATCGAAAGGGACAAGCATGCCTGCCACCATCCACCAATCCACGAAATTCGCCTATGCGCGCGAACAGTACTTTGCCGTCGCAAGCGGGCACACCCTGCTCCGCCTCACTCTTGGCGCGTGTGGCGGGCAACCCGGCGGCGCAATCAAGACGGCCACCGCGAGTGATTTTGGTGCAGAGCCTGTCTTTCGTGATCGGGAAGCGCTGACCAAAGCGATGCGTCGTGGCGTGCAGAACCTCGGTGGCAGAGCACAGGATGTGAACATCGAAATCGATGGCAGAGGCCGCCGGTTCGGGGAGATCGCATTGGCGGGATCGCGGGAGCAACTCATCGAAGCACTTTACCTGCTTGCCGAGCAAATGGAGGATCACCTTGGTCGATCATTGGATGGTGCTCACGACAGCGGCTACAGCGATCTGCGCGAGCTTTACGATGACCTGTGCCATTCCGCTGGCGAACCAGTGTACCTGTCGGACGGTGTGTACTTGGGTTCTGATGGGCGCCTGTTCGAATGACAACGCCGGCAAAAGCTCAACGCTTTCCTGGGCAGCCGAACCGAGAACATGGCCTTCATCTCCGTCTTATGCTCCGCACGTTGGACCGCACTAGATGCGGGCCGGTCGTGCTTGCCGAGTTACTTGCCAATCCGGCAAGGCTTTTTGGAGGGAACAAACACGCGAACCGCCATACGGCAACGGCGTGCCACTGTGAGCCGCCAACTAGTTTTGCACTCGGTCCACCTTAGGCCAAACCCCAGTGCTCACCAAAACAAGCCGTATCTATGGCGACCGCCATCGCTCCGTCAATTTCCTATTAGCGTTACCAGAAAGGTTGTTCTCCTCGTCAGCCAAGGTTAGCGTCCAGAAAGTTGGTGAAGTGTCTTGCTTACCCCTATTTTGGCCCGAATTCAAAGGCGTGCGATACTAGGGTTTTTGTTGCGCAGAAGCCTGGGAACACTTTTAGCAAAAGGTGCAGTGCGCCAGCACAGGGGGGACAAGATGGGAATGACGGCCGATCCAGTGGCTTTGACTTCGGAAAACTTCGGCATCCTGCTGCCGCTCTGGCCAGACCTGCACACTCTGGCAGACGAGGCAGAACAGAATGCCGACAAGCTCCCTGATTTCTCTACGATCCGCCTGCGTGCCTTTGCGGAGGCCATGGTCTGCCACCTCTTCCGGCATCATGGCTTGCCACTGAACAACAATGAGGCGCAGTTCGTCCGCTTGCAGCTGCTTCAGGACAAAGATCTGCTGGACAGGCGGGTTCTAGGCCTTTTTCACACCATCCGGAAACTGGGAAACATCGCAGCACACATCAAACGCCCAGTATTGATGGATGAAGCCCGCGATCTGGTCGATGATGCTCGGTCGCTTACTGCTTGGTTCTGCCTCCATATTCGACCCGATATTGACTGGAACGCGCAGCAGATTTCCTCGCCAACTCCGATTACGTCGTCTCGCGAGACCCCATGCGAGTCACATCCAGCTAGAGCGCGCGAGACCGGAGCCCAAGTGCTTGCCACTCGCACAGTGACCGGCACTAGCCCACAGGTCAGGCTGCCGAGGACACGGATGTCGCTTCGGGATATGTTCGAGGAAGAGCTCACGACTGACCAACAGAATTGCATCTCGGCGCTCGATGATTTTCTGTCAGACGACACCCAACGGGTGTTCCTGCTTAAGGGCTATGCGGGAACCGGAAAGACGTTCCTTGCCGGCGGCTTGGCCGAGTTTTTGCTTGCCCAAGGGCGGATGTTCTCGTTCGCCGCTCCAACGGGGCGGGCGGCCAAGGTGATCGCAAAGAAAACGGGGCAGTCAGCGAGTACAATCCACAACCTGATCTACACTTACAGCGACATGTCCGAGCATACCGAAGTTGATGACGATGGGTCGGCTACCTTCAAGATGATTGCCAAGGTCCGGAGTAACGAGGACCCTATCGATTCAGTTACCATCATCGACGAAGCTTCGCTCGTCTCGAATGTGTATTCCGAAAGCGAATTCTACCGGTCTGGCAGCGGACACCTGTTGCAGGACCTGATCGCGCACGTGGGCTCAACTCATGCAGGCAATGCACGCAAGATCATTTTCATTGGCGACCCAGCGCAGCTGCCACCTGTCGGCATGTCCACCTCTCCAGCGCTCGACGCGGATTACCTGCGCCTGACGTTCGGGCTTGATGCCAACAGTTATGAGTTGACCGAAATTGTCCGCCAGAAGGCAGACAGCGCGGTCATCCGCAATGTCATGCCCTTGCGTGAAGGCGTCGTCAGCGGTCAGTTCAGCAGCCTGTCCTTTGTATTCGACGATGATGTCATCCGTCTTCCCAAAGTCAGCGTCACACCGCTCTACATAAAGGTCCGCGAGGGTCGCGGCCCACACGCGCCGATCATTGTGACCCCCTCGAATGCTGAGGCTGCCATTTTCAATCGCGCAATCCGGACGATGCTGTTTCCAGGTATGGCGACCGTTGCCGCCGGTGACGTCGTTATCGTTGCTGCCAATGGATTTTGCGGGCCACATTACGTTGCCAATGGTGAAATCCTGCGCATCGATACGGTTGAAACGGCTGTTGAGAGGCGGTCGATTCAATTGCTCCAAAAAATTGGTAATGGTGACATTTCGGAACCTGTGAATGTTGCGCTTAATTTCCGGGACGTCATGGTTGCCCTACCGCAATTGGATGGCGGCGATCTGATCCTGAAGGCCAAGATCCTCGATGATTTTCTGCACGGCGACGATGCAAGTCTCGACTCGGCGCAGCAGCGCGCACTCTACGTTGATTTCCTTAAGCGCCATAAGCATATCGACCGGAAGAAGAAGCGTGACGAGTTCCAGCTTGCACTACGTTCAGACCCGTATTTCAACGCGCTTCGCCTCCGGTTTGGTTATGCTATTACCTGCCACAAGGCGCAGGGTGGCGAGTGGAGCCACGTGATCGTAAGTTGTGCGACCCGGCAGAATCCGCGTTCGTCAGATTACTTCCGTTGGCTTTACACTGCGATGACCCGCACGAGCGGCAAACTCTATCTGGTCGATCCCCCGGAGATCCGGTTGCAACCGGCCGGGACCGGCTGGATCACACCATCTTCCGCCGAAACGGCCGCGTCGGACGGAAATCAGGGGCCCAATGTCCAAGGCGTTCAACCCGTCCCGGGCGGGTCAACAGCCGAGGGGCTCTCGCCGCAGGCATTGTTCCGCCAGTGGCTGCGTGCTGAAATCCACAACCGGCTGGCTGACACAGGAATCGAGATCGAGGACATCGCCCACCACCAATATCGGGAGGCGTATTTCTTCAAGCGGGGCACCGATGCCCTCCGGATCGACATCGGCTACAAGGGAAACTGGACGATTTCAGGCATCACCTGTGCACGGGAAGAGCCGTTTGCGGAAGACGTGATGGCGCACCTTGAAAGATTGATAGGGCAGAAACCCGGAAATGGTGGGTCGCATTCGGTCGCGAAACACGAACCAGACCGGCCCTTCCTCAGAGTCTTCCATGATCGACTTTTGACTGCCCTGACTTCGAAGGGCATCAACGTGATCAACCTCAAGGAGCAGGCGTGGAGCCAGCGCTACGTTCTTGAACGCGGGTCGGACTTGGTGACGGTGGACATTTTCTACAATGGCAGAGATCAGCTGACCAAATTCATGCCGGTCAACCCATCGCAAACCCCGACGGCATCGCTTGTCGATCTACAGAACGATGTCGGATCCGTTCTGACCGTCGAGGTTCATCCGTGAGCACGGCCAAGGAAGTGACCATTCTGCGTAAGGCGGGAAAACTTGACCTTGCATACCAAATCTCGCTGGACCTAATTGCCGCACAGAATTCCGATGCTCGGGACCGCGCAGCTTACGCCTGGTGCCTCATTGCCCTCGTAAAACATCATGCCGCCGACAGCAGCCAGCAGAAGCTCTCCGATTATCTGGAACAATTGAAACGCTTCGAAGTGCCGGCGAACGACGACCTGCTTGCCGAACACCGCGGAAAAGCGCTCGCACTTGCGCAGCCCGATCGGCGCGCTGCGCTGGACGCACGTGGCCTAAGTAAGCAAGGCAAGCATGAAGAGGCTGCGCGTATCTACGCCGACCTGCATACCAATGGCAAACTGGAGCCAGACGACCGCAAGTCGTGGGGCTGGGAGCTTTACCGGGTGATCAAAGCCGATCTTCAGGATAAGCAGGACGATGAACTTTCGCCCCCGGTTGTGCAACGGGTGAAGCGACAGTTGAACATCTATCTGAAGCTGAGCGCCGACGGACCAGATCTTTTGCACACCCTCATGCTGCAGCAGGCGCTGCGCCTAGCTAAAGGTGGCCACCTGAAGCTGCTTCCGTTTCTTCGCCTTTGGAACCCGGAGCAGTTCAGCGATGAGGATTTCGAAAGCCAAATAGGAAAGGATGGCAAGACGTATCCCTCGCTTGTTGAACGTACTATTCAGGCCGCGGCTTCTGAGGCGGCTGATAGCGACCGGTCGGATGATCGCAGTTTCATCCTGCCGCATGTTCAAACTGCAATGCAGCGTTTCCCCGAGAACATCTGGTTGAAGCTGAACTATGCCAAACTATTGCGGGGTATGGGGCGCATAGATGAAGCTCGTGCGCAAGCTATCGAGTTCGCCCGCGAGAAAGCCTCCGAGTTCTGGGCGTGGGATCTGGTTGGCGATCTGGTGCAGGATGACCCCGAGTTGCGGCTCTCCTGCTATGCAAAGGCGCTTAGTTGCTCCCAGGACGACGATTTCGTCGGCAAGGTTCGCCTCAAGCTGGCCACGCTCTTGGAGAAGTCCCACCCCAACGAGGCCCGGTTCGAAATTGAACGCGTGATGTCTCATCGAACGCGAGCGGGATATCCAATCCCCCGCGAGGCACAGGCACTGTCGGAAAGGTTGGCTCCTATCAGCCCAAAATCGACGGATATCACCTTCTACTCCCGGTTCAGTGATTCAGCCGAAGCGCTCCTATTCTCCCACCTTCCGTGGACCGACGCATCGCTCGGCGATCAGTTCACCATCGAGGGCCGGGATGGGCAGAAGCCCCGAAAGCGGCGGCGTATCTACCTTCGAACAAAGCAGTTCGCACTGGAGTTGAGCCTACCCGACAACCATGTCGACATCCGCGGCCTCAACGAGGGAGTGCCTCTCATCGTGCAACACGAGATGTCCAATACCGTTCCGGGGCGAGCGACAATCCACCGAATTCGTTCCCGGCCAGATGGCACAGTGATGGACGTCGCACCCGAACAAATTGCCGTAATTGATCGCATAAACGATCAGAAATCGCTCATCCATGTGGTCGTTACCCGAGGCGTCGACTGCACCTGCCCGATTTCGCTTTACCCGGGAGAGCCGAGAGTGGGCAGAGCCGTCGCAGTCCGCCTGGCTCAACATCACGGCAGAACCGGAATGCTCACGCGTATCATCGCCATTTCGGCTACCGATCAGCCTGTCTCAGCCGATATTCTTCGCGCATTCCGTGAAGCGACGAGAGTAAACGAAGCGGGCCTTGGCTTCACCGAGAGCGACATTTTCATCCCACCGCATATGGTGGCCGCGTCTAACATTGAAGCAGGGGACCTAGTCGAAGGCATAGCCATTGCCAGCTTTAACGAGAAACGAGGCACATGGGGAATGAAGGCGATTGAGGTCAAGTCTGTTGCGCGAAATCATCTCGGTTCTGGCAACGGCCACGACGATAACATTTAACAACTTAGAACGGCGGAGCACACGCTCGCAATCACCTGGATCGGTGCTAAAGGTTCATACTCGCTCTGCAGCGCGCCAGACCAACGCAGTTGTCATTCGAACCAGATACCGCGTCAATAACGCCATCAAGCACGCGCCACCGCCGGAAAATCGGCCTTCGATGAAGAAGGCGAGCTAACTTTCTGTAACCGTTTATCTAAGGCGCGTGATAACATGGATGTGATGATCCTGGGCTTGGCACTCAACTGCCGGCGCTGGGTCGCTTAGGCTGTGGTGGAAAATTCGCAGGCGGACTGCACTGTTCGTTCACCCCCGTCACGCTTCATGCTAACGTCGAGCTTGACCTGCATCGCCTCGAGGCCAGACCATTTCGCGAAACGCACTTCTATGGAGATCCGCATGGCCGGTTCCGTGAACAAGGTGATCATAATTGGCAATCTCGGCCAGGATCCGGAGGTCCGGAACTTCGCCAACGGCGGCAAGGTCGTGAACCTGCGCATCGCCACATCGGAGTCGTGGAAGGACAAGTCGACAGGGGAGCGCAAAGAGCGCACCGAGTGGCACAGTGTTGCCATCTTCAACGAGCCGCTTGGCAAGATTGCCGAGCAGTATCTGCGCAAGGGTTCGAAGGTCTACATCGAAGGCCAAATTGAAACCCGCAAATGGCAGGACCAGTCCGGTGCCGACCGCTACTCAACGGAGGTCGTGCTGCGCCAATATGGTGGCACGTTGGCTCTGCTAGACGGACGGTCTGGCGACAGTCAAGGAGAGCCGTACGGCAGCATCCCGTCCCAAGAAAATAGAGGTTATGTTCAGGAGCAGAGGCCTGACCCTAGGACATCCGAAACCCGCGCGAGTCCCGGCCTCGACGATGAAATTCCATTCTGATCGTTTAGGGGGTTGCGGCCAACTCGATTCCGGATTGAACGAACCCGCTGACGCGGGAGTGGTGTAGGTGTTGGCGGGAATGGCCTCCTGACGGGAAAGTTTGGTTGCTCAAGATCAACCTCTTGTAGGGAGACCACCTGCCCACGACGGCCCTTTGCCGCGGGGTCCTTGCGATGCCGATGCCAACCTGAACATCGATATCGGTTATGAACTCCGCCCCGGCGGCTTCATGATCACCGACGAGGTGGCCGACAACTTCTTGGCAGAACTCTCAGCTTTTGCGACCCTGGCGTCAGGCCATCAAAACCGCAGGTCCTCGGCCCGACTGCGCCAGATCAACGGACTGCGCGGATGCACCACGGTGACCGGCGGCACGAATTGCCTGACAGATTTTCACAAGACAGCATCCAACTTGCGTACAGCTCCACGAAGGCTTCCGCGCTGTTGTCGGCAACGCCAGCGCCGAGAAGCGGAAGTGCGCCGCCGGACTCTCAGCTTCACTTCGCCCTGGCCCACAAACAACGGCAGGCCTCCGAAGCGATCGGACGACGAGTAGGTCGACATAGCAAGGCGCAGCCAGTTCCAGATTGCGCCAACGAATCACACTCTGTTGGGTCGCCGCCCTCGAGAGTCCACAAAAGGTCTGGCGAAGTTTGCGGCGAATGCCCCAAGGTCCGCCACAAGTCCGTTAGCTCATCCTAAAACGGACTCTCCTTCCCTACCTTCATGAGGAAATGCAGGACATCTTCATTCTTTTCGGACCTATACTGCATCCTTAAAGTCCGCTTTAATATCCAAATCGGACTCAGGAGGACAAAATGCCGAAGCTAAACCCAAGTGCAATCAAGTCGCTCAGAAACAAGAAAGGCATGAGCCACAAGACGTTGGCAGAAAGGGCGAATATCTCGAGAAGCAATCTGATCGCGCTCGAAAAGCCAGCAGACACACTGCGTAGCGTACATGAACCCACATACGAAAAGCTGAAGAGGGCGCTCGGGGCAACCGACCTGCAGATGCGCGGCGATGATCCGGTGACCGATCCACTGCCAGTGTCACATGTTGCCTTGCGAAGCAAAATTACCACGGTAGCGCAAATGAACTACGACCTGGTCAACAAGAAGTACGGTGTGAATAGCGACCAGCTCGCCCAACTCGCCCCTCTGATGTTCGCGCTCCTCGTGGAAGACAGCTTTATGTGGCGGAAGGAGCAACTGGAACTGCGCAAAAGAGCCCGAGACCTAGCAAGCCAGCTCAGTGAAACCCAACACGAACCCGAAAGCCTTCGCTTTGAAATTGAGAGCGAGTGCATTCTGAAGGAGGAGGAGGCCATCGAAGCCCACGAAGTATTCACTCAGCCTCTGAACTCAGAGTGGATGCATGGTATTTTCGTTTCAGACCGGTTCACCGACTTCATTGCATCGAAGGTCCGCAAGGCAGGCTCGAACGTTCGGGCAGACCTTCGGATGGATTACTTTAATCCGCGGAATATTCTTGCGCCGGAGACGAAATATATAGCGGTTTCCGACCTTTATGCGGAAATCATGGGAGGGGGCGACCATATTGAAAAAGCAGGTTTTGCTTTGGCACTTTTGTCTGGCTTAGCGCGCCTACACGACGCGCCCGCTGACGTGCAGACTACGGCGGCGCTCCGTGCATGGGTTGGGGAGCGACTGGCTGCTTCTAGTGACGACCCCACGACCGCGGGGCTGTTTGCGCACATCGTCCAGAAGAAAGCATCATCCCAAAGCGACGGTCCCACATTCGGACTAGACGAAGATGGTTTCCCAACATGGTTCCAACTTCACGCCGGGGCAACATCGCAGGCGACCGCCGAAGGGGAAGTAAAATGACTGCAATCTCCTTGAAGCAAACGGCTCACAGCAAGGCGCGCATCCGCCAACGGGGGCTTCGTGAAGCCGACGCCGCCTTGGTCTTCGAATGGGGGGCAGAACTTCGGAGCGGGGTATTCATGATGACCGACAGAGTTGCCGACGAGATCATGGCAGAGCTATCTCATCTCAACCACAGGGATGGAGGCAGCGTCATAACTGACAACGCCCAGTTCCGGGCACGTTTGAAACGGCACATCGACGCTCTGCGACGCTGCGTCGTCGTAGCAGAAGGCGTTACACTTGTGACCGCATTTCACAAAAAGGCGCCCCACCTACGCACTGACCCGCGGAGTGACCCTCACTGCCGCCGCCGTCGGCAACGCTGTGAGTCTGAACGGCGGAAGCGCTCGTTCAATCCTGGGATGATCATCCCCTGAGCAAACGTTCATGGTGCACCAGAGATGTCGGGCACCACGATACCTTCCGTTCATTTTCACAGGGGCCGCCATGACCCAATCTGCAGAAGCCTTTGTCAGCGCTTATCACGACACCCGCGGGTGGACGGTTATCGATGAGCATACCGTTCATGATATCGGGGATGGACTTGAGCAACCCATTCTTCACGTACAAGCACCCAGATCGTTGAAGGTTAAATGGACAACGATTAGTGCCTTGGAAGGTATCACTTGGGCAGAGCGTGCAGGCTACCATCATGGCGGTGAACCAAGCTGTGTGAAATCCGAGCGCCTGTCGCGTGATCGCTCGATAATTGGGCGCGGCGAGATGGACCGAGTCGTCACTGTCTTCAACCCTTCAGGTGAAAATATTCTTCACTTCCGTGAAATTGATCGGATCAAACTCGTCCCACGCGCCACGTCGGCAGGGCCTAACAGCATTGTCACTGGCGATGAAGCACTGGGATACCTCTGGCTGCAAATCGAACCCACCCAGAAGCATGGGGAGCATCATCCTGTGGCTCTAGAACTTCACCTTCAAATTGATGAACATGTCTTTCAGGCGGCGTTTTCGAAACTCAAAGCGCAACCTGACCTTCAAGAAGCAAGTTTGTCGGTCATGGTTAATTTCTTCGACTGCGGGCTCGAAACGATTTCTTGGTGCAACGAACCGGAATACGGGATTCTTCGCCGTGACGGTGATCCTTGGGTCAAGTGCCACGCAGAGTTTAAAATGCTTCGTGTTGAATATGCACAGTCTCCACGCCTGCCTTACACTTGTCGAGGCTCTCGTCTGGATAACCTGTCTTCACAATTGGAAAATCAAGATAATTCTATTACGAAAAATAAAAATATCAAGGCCCTGTATGGAACGACAGCTTCAATCAAGGCGAGGCTAGGCTGGATAGTTGCCCTGATGGCTATCATCGCCTTACTCCTTCTCCAAGCGACCGAAACCCAGAGCGCTCTCAAGCCAAGAAACTATCGAACCATAACAGGATACCACCAGATTGGACTTGAAACGCAGCCTTTAAGCTTTGCTGCCAGCTAAGATGCTGCATCACAAGTGCTTCTGTCAGTAGGCGAGAACCTACTCGACCCAACAAATCAATATGGCGGATAATGCAGATGCGGACCATCCTCACAATTCTTATTCTTACCGCGACATCAGCCATTGCTGAGCCGGTTTTTGACGCCGTCGACTATTACGGTGACTGGTCGGTGTTTACGGATGGAGAAGCATGCTGGATAGGGACATTTTCTGAGATCCCCATGCGTGGAAACAATCCCACATCTCTTTACGTGACTTTTGAAAATGATTACGATCAAGGAGAGCTTTCGGTCTATGATCCGATGCAATTTCATCAATCCACAATGATCGCACTAATAGTAAATGAAGTCATATACCAGCTGGACCACAATCAAGAACTTCCAGAACATGCATTTAGTTATGACTTTGGCCTGATAAGCGTTCTTGGAGAGAACGAGACTGCAAACATTGTCTTTCCCAACAAAAGAGGGAGCTTTGTTAAATATAGGTTTTCCTTAATCGGCTTCCGAGAGGCAGTCAGCCACGCTCGTGCGCTATGCCAAGATCCCACTTGATTATTCCATCCAACGGCATTGCGTTCGCGTCCGTCGGCGGTCCATGTTCATTGATCGGCTGGGCTTTGGCGACCTAACCAATGAGTCGTGAACCACACTCTGCTGAGGGCCCAGCCATGAAATGCCGTAGCAATTGTTGCCTAGAAAAACAATTAGCATCCCTCTTGCACAAAAGCATGGCAACTGTAACGCTGGCAGCCCAGAACTAGGATAATTATGGCAAGGACACGCACCATATCTATTTCCTTTTATTTTGCAGATAAGGGCATGGCTGCGCTTGCTCTGGCCACCATAATCAGCTTGACGGTCGGCGCCGCGTCCGCCCAGACAGCTTTGGATCGCGTGATTGCGGACTACCAGCAGCAGTGTGTCAGTGGGCAGGCCGACATACTGCCCGAGATGGATGCCGATCTGGACCCACCGCAAGCGATTGTCCTCAAGATAGATGACGACGCGATATACGAGATCAAAGTCACGCCAGAGGGCAAGATGGCGACGGTCGTCTTCACATCGTTTTCTTGTACTAACATCGGGTACGCGTGGTGTGGCTCTGGGGGCTGTGTTTCTTACCTGATCGTCGACGAACACGTTTTTGAGTGGGAAGGGGGCGGTCGCCCGATGTCGGTGGACGCGGGGGAAAGAACCCTCATAGTTTCGCCAGTTTCTGGCTTCAGTTGTACTGATAGTGAAGGAAGAGCGGGGTGGGGGGCATCTCCCTGCTATCGGATGATAATTTGGGACGAACAGTTGCGAACCTTCTGGTCTGAGCGAGCTGACATTAAGGTGCGCCCAGATCTCTCCGCCCGTCAGACCGATGAGCAAAATTGAAAGTGGGTTTTCATTCAAGGCGAGATCGGTCTTTGGTATCACCGATGAGATCTTATCCACCCCCCTCCGATGGTTCCTCCCGGGCCGCATTGGTATACGGGGGGGCTGAGCGCGGCATTTCGCTAGCGACTGGCTTTTTCACCGGGGAAGCCACCTGGAAGCCACTTGGCCTGACTCATGCCAATTCTCGACTCGAATTCAGGGGCTTAGGCGTTGGGCCTCTGACCAACGTGGATTCCACGGCGGAATCCATCGAAGCCACCACCACCGAAATCCACCAGGCTTAAAGCCACAGAAGGAAGCCATTGCCGAGCCGCTCTGACCGGAATCCTCGGAACATACTGATTCTACCTAAGAAAACCGATTGACATTTCTAGCCCCCTTGACGTACCACTCAAACATCGAAGAAATGCGCCCGGAGGATACCCCTCTCGGGCGCTTTCGTTTTCACCGCTTCGCGGATCCCGCTCCTGCCGCTGGCACTGCCGTCGGCCAGCGCTCGCACTTCCGCCCTGCCCCACATCCGAGCCCCGCCTCATGAACCTCGTCTTCGCGCCGAGCCAGATCGAAACCTGGCCGATCAACCGGCTGCGCCCCTATGTCCGCAACGCCAAGATGCATGGCGACGAACAGGTGGCGAAGATCGCCGCCAGTATGGCCAAGTTCGGCTGGACCGTGCCGTGTCTGGTGGCTGACGACGGCGAGTTGATTGCGGGTCACGGCAGGGTGATGGCCGCCACCTTGCTCGGCCTAAGCGATGTGCCGGTGATCCGGCTCGGTCATCTCGACGAGGCGGAACGCCGTGCCTATCGCATCGCCGACAACAAGCTGACCGAGATGGGCGACTGGGATGAGGCCGTGCTGCGCGACGAGATCGCGGGACTCTTGGCCGACGATTTCGACCTGACGTTGCTCGGCATCAGCGACGATGATCTCGACGCGCTCCTACGCGACCCCGAGGCGCTGAGCGGTGACGGTCCTGTCGAGGGTGAGGACGAGGTTCCTGACCTGCCGATCACCCCCGTGTCTATGACGGGCGATCTCTGGCACTTGGGCGCGCACCGACTGATCTGCGGCGACAGCACGGCGGCCCACGTGATCGGGCGGCTGCTGGGTGACGTAAAGCCGATGCTGATGGTCACCGACCCTCCCTATGGCGTGGAATACGATCCCTCCTGGCGCAACCAGGCGGGCGCGGCCAAGACCAAACGCACCGGCAAGGTGCTAAACGACGACCGCGCTGACTGGCGTGAGGCTTGGGCGCTGTTCCCTGGAGATGTCGCCTATGTCTGGCACGGGGCGCTACATGCGGCCACCGTGGCAGAGAGCCTGACCACCGCAGGCTTTGCCATCCGGTCGCAGATCATCTGGGCAAAAGACCGCCTCGTTCTCAGCCGCGGCGATTATCACTGGCAGCACGAACCCTGCTGGTACGCCGTGCGCGCCAAGGGCAAGGGCCATTGGGCGGGCGACCGCAAGCAGACGACGCTGTGGCAGATCGCGAACAAGGACCAGGACGCGCAAACCGTTCACGCCACCCAGAAACCGGTTGAATGCATGCGCCGCCCGATCCTGAACAACTCCAGCCCCGGGCAGGCGGTCTACGAGCCCTTCATGGGATCGGGCACCACGTTGATCGCCGCGGAGACTACTGGCCGTGTCTGCCTCGGCGTCGAATTGAACCCGGCTTATATCGATGTTGCCATCGAGCGCTGGCAGTCCTTCACCGACACAGAGGCAACGCTGGCCGAAACTGGTGAGACCTTTGGATCACTGAAGGCGAAAAGGCTGGCAGCATGAGCCAGTCACGCCGGATGTCGCTGTTCGAGGCCGTGACCAATGTCACCGTGGGATATGTCCTGGCTGTCGCCACACAGATTGTTGTGTTTCCATGGTTCGGGCTGCACGCAAGCTTCGGTGACAACATGGGCATCGGCGCGGTCTTCACGTGCATATCGCTGATCCGTGGATATGCTCTTCGCCGGCTGTTCGAGCTCATCGCCGCGGGAAACAAAAAAGGACCAGCCGAAGCTGGTCCCTAGTTGAGGCATTTGCGGTAGAGTGACCACAAAAGAGGCAGGTTACCAGGCAGATAACCGGAACCCTTTGTCTGGCGGCACTGCGCGATTCGCAAGGCATCATCAACACTTAGAAGACGATCTGGCAGCCACCACATCATATTGGAGAACTGATGTGGTAAGTGCGTCCCCGTTCTGCGGCGGTCGCGACGGTGACGTCGAGCCCGAGCTTCTTCTTCAACGCGCCTGAGATCAGTCCCCGGGCGCTGTGAGCCATCCAGCCCGTCGCCGCGACGATCTCGGCGATGGAGGCGCCCTCGGGACGCTGCAAGAGCGCGATGATCTGCGCCTGCTTCGTGCCGGTACGGATGGCGATGGGCTTTGCCGCGTCCCCAGCACTTGACACCAAAGGGCCTGCTTCGGGTTCTGTAGCTGGCTTGGCCTTGCGCAGACTGGTCACCGTATTGGCCACGATGGGCTCAATGCCAATCGCCTCGAGGCCGGCTTCGGTCGCAATCAGCGTGGTGCCGTGACCGTCGCCAGTCTCACGCCAGAGGGGTTCACCACGGCGCAGATTGGCTTCGACCTCTTCGAGCCAGCCGCGCTCGATCAACTTGGTCACAGCCATCTTGGCGGCAGCGCCAAACAGCCCCTTTGGCAGCGGCATCGCGAGACTGCCGGGGCGGGTCGCGGCACGGCTGAGGATTGTGGTTTGCGTGTGTGTCAGTTTGGACATCAAGGCCTCCTGTCGGAAATGGGGATCTTGGGGCAGAGGTTCAGTCGACATCTGCCATCGTGGCGATGACCGCGAAGTGCTGAACCCACCCCGTTAGGTAGGGCAACCCGGCAGGGATACCGTCGTCGCGCTCAGTCTGGCGGTTGATCCGCCAGTCCTGCCATGTGCGGATGGCGGCTTTTATCGCGGTCTCACTGTCAGGCGCCCCGCCTTGCAAGGCACCAGTCACATCATCCGCGAAGTGGCGCCCCATCCTGCTGTCGAGAAAGTCACGGATGCCGATCCTCTCCTCGGCGATGTCGGCGCCAATGGCGGCGGCGATGAGGCGCGAGGCCAGTGTCCAGACCTCGGCGCTGCGGCGGTCACGCTTGGGGCAAAGGGTGACAGTGCCGAAGAAGCCGTGGTCCTCGTTGCGGCTGGGCAGGAAGTTCGGCATGGCGATCTGCGCGCGGGGGGTCATCTGTTTGCTTCCCATCAAATCAGCCGCATGCCCGCGAGCGTGGCGCTGGCAGCAGCAAGCTGGGTGGTGGGCAGTTCGATCTTGAGGTGGGAGGCCGCATTCGAGACCTTGGCCACGACGGCATCTTCGCGCAGTGCAGCCTCGATGACCTTGGCCGTGGCGTCGGGTCTGTTGCGATCAAAGCGATCTGGGAAACTGGCATAATCGATGCGGATGGTGGTGGTTGCGGTCATGGTCGTGTCCTTCTGATCCTGTTCTGGCGGTGCGCGATGTACCCGTCGCCTGAGACCATGAATCGCTCTATCGGCGAGTGTAATCAACTCGAATAGGCGAGATTATGTATTTATAAACAATACTTTGAGGATCACCGTAGCGCCATGGAAGGACTGTCGGAACGCGCCTACGCCGCCCATTCCGGCCTGTCGCGCGGGGCAGTACAGAAGGCCCGCAAGAACGGTCGGCTGGTGCTGTTTGCCGACGGGTCGATCAATGCGACTGCCTCGGATGCACGGCGCGGGGCACTGACGGATCCCGACCAGCAAATGCGGTCGCGGGGCGGGTTGGGCGCAGGCGTTGGGACCGAGGGAGGCAGTGCCGTCTCCGGCCCGGGCGATAGCACGTCCTACCTGAAGGCGCGCACGGCGCTGACGGTCTATCAGGCACAGGAACGGCAGCTGTCGATCCAGAAGAAGAAGGGTGTTCTCGTCGACCGGGCGCGGGCCGAGACGCTGGTGTTCCGCCTCGCGCGTCAGGAGCGCGACACCTGGGTCACCTGGCCCACCCGTGTAGCGGCGCTGATGGCCGCGCAATTGTCCGCAGAGATGGAGAAGACATTGGGGGGGCCCATGACGATCGAGACTGCGATCCTGCAAAGGGTGCTGGAAACCCATGTCCGAGAGCAGCTCGACGCCCTGGCCGACCTCAGGGTCTCGCTTGCATGAGGAGGGGCAAACATCTGATCTGACCGAAGGCCTCGACCTTGGCTTCGACGGGGCCGAGGAGATCCTGCGCATCTGGCGCCGGGGTATGCGGCCCGATCCGGATCTGACGGTATCGGAATGGGCCGACAAGCATCGGAAACTGTCGTCGCGGGCGTCTGCTGAGCCGGGACAGTACCGCACGGCGCGCACGCCCTACCTGCGCGGCATCATGGATGCGCTGTCGCCGCGACACCCGGCGCAGCGGATCAGCTTCATGAAGGCCGCCCAGGTCGGCGCCACCGAGGCGGGCAACAACTGGATCGGGTTTGTGATCCACCATGCGCCGGGCCCGATGCTGGCGGTGTTGCCCACGGTCGAGATGGCAAAGCGCACGTCGCGGGGCCGGATCGATCCTCTGATCGAGGACAGCCCGGCGCTGAAGGAACGGGTGCAGCCGGCCCGCTCGCGGGACGCCGGCAACTCGATGCTGTCAAAGGAGTTCCCCGGTGGCATCCTGGTGCTGACCGGGGCCAATTCGGCAACCGGCCTGCGCTCAATGCCGGCGCGCTATGTGTTTCTCGACGAGGTTGACGCCTATCCGGCTTCGGCCGACGAGGAAGGCGACCCAGTCACACTGGCCGAAGCCCGCACCACGACCTTCGCGCATCGGCGCAAGGTGTTCATGGTCTCGACGCCGACGATCCGCGGGCTCAGCCGCATTGAGCGCGAGTTCGAGGCCTCAGACCAGCGGCGCTACTTCGTGCCCTGCCCGCATTGCGACCATCGGCAATGGCTGCAGTTCGAGCGTCTGCGCTGGGCCAAGGGTCGACCGGAAACGGCAGCGTACACCTGCGAAGGTTGTGAGAAACCGATCGCCGAGCACCACAAGACAGAGATGCTGGCGCGGGGCGACTGGCGGGCCACGGCGGTGTCCGCCAACCCGCATGCCATCGGCTTCCACCTCTCGGCGCTCTATTCGCCGATCGGCTGGAAGAGTTGGGAGCAGATCGCACGGGACTGGCTCGCGGCGCAGGGCTCGGATGAGATGCTGCGCGCCGCTCGCAACACCCTTCTCGGCGAAACCTGGGTCGAGTCAGGCGAGGCGCCGGATTGGCAGCGGCTGGCGGATCGTCGGATTGCCTTCCCGGCACAGATCCCGGCGGGAGGCCTGTTCCTCACCGCGGGTGCGGACGTGCAGAAGGACCGCATCGAGGTCGATGTCTGGGCCTGGGGTCGGGGCTTGGAAAGTTGGCTTGTCGATCACATCGTCCTTCCGGGCGGGCCAGATGATCCCGCCTGCTGGGACAAGCTGACAGCGCTGCTTGGCCAGACCTGGACGCATCAGAACGGTGCGATCATGACACTGGCGAAGCTCGCCATCGACACCGGCTACGAGTCCGCGGCCGTTTACGCCTGGGCGCGCAAGCAGGGCATCGCACAGGTGGCCCCCGTAAAGGGGTTTGAGGGCTTCAACCGGGCCACCCCGGTCTCGGGGCCCACCTTTGTCGATGCCAATGTGAACGGCAAAAAGCTAAAGCGCGGCGCGCGGCTCTGGACCGTGGCCACCGCCACCTTCAAGGCCGAGACCTATCGCTATCTGCGCATCGAGCAGCCCTCGGATGAAGACCGTGCGCTGGGCGTGGCGCCGGCCGCGGGCACGATCCACCTTCCCGACTGGGCCGACAGCGAATGGCTCAAGCAGCTTGTGGCCGAGCAGTTGGTCACGATCCGCGACCGGCGTGGATATGCCCGGCAGGAATGGCAGAAGCTGCGCGAGCGGAACGAGGCGTTGGATACCCGGGTCTATGCCCGAGCCGCGGTGTGGATCCTCGGCGCCGATCGGTTCGACGAGCGGATGTGGCGACAGCTCGAGAAGCAGGCAGGCGTCGAGTCGACCTCTGCCGCGCCGAACCCCGAGCCAGAAAAACCGACCGCGCCCCAGGCCGGGCGTATCGCAGCCCCCCGGCGGCGCGGCTGGAAGATAAGCACGCCGCGATACATGGAATGAGCAATGACCCTCGAGGAGTTGAGACTTCGGCACGGCGCGCTTCTGTCCGCGCGCTACAGCGGCACGCGCAGCGTGAGCTACGATGGCAAGACCGTGACCTATGGCACGGATGTGGAACTGGCAGCAGCGATCGGGGATATCGAGCGGCGCATCGCCAAGGTCGAGCGCGGCGCCGGGCGCATCTTGCGGGCCTTTGCCGTGAAGGACCTGTGATGGGTGCCGCACTGAATTGGCGGCAGCGCCTCGGTGCCTTCATCGGTGGCTTTGACGCGGGCCAGCAGCATCGACGGCTGCGCGGCTTCCAGGCGACGCGGGCGCATGTGAATGCCCTGATCGCGGCCAGCGGGCCTGACATCACGGCGCGCGCCCGCTGGCTCGTGCGCAACAACGGCTATGCCGTGAACGCGGTCGAAAGCTGGGCGGCGAACACCGTGGGCGACGGCATCAAGCCGATCTCGAAGATCGCCGATGCCGCCCGCAAGGAAGAGCTACAGCGCCTCTGGCTTGCCTGGACCGACGAGGCCGATGCCGAAGGTCTGACGGATTTCTACGGGTTGCAGCGCCGCGCGGCCCGCGAGGTGTTCATCGCAGGGGAAGTCTTCGTGCGGATCCGGCCACGGCGGGGCGAGGATGGCCTGAGCGTGCCGCTGCAATTGCAGATGCTGCCTTCGGAAATGCTGCCGCTCTATGAGACCGGTCTGGCCGCAAACGGCAACGCGGTCCGCCAGGGCATCGAGTTTGACCGCATCGGGCGGCGTGTGGCCTATCACTTCCTGCGCCGCCATCCCGGTGACAGCACCGATCAGGGGCTCTCGGGAGAGATCGTCCGCGTGCCGGCCTCGGAGGTCATCCATGTGATCGATCCGGTCGAGGGCGGGCAGCTGCGCGGGGTGTCGAAACTGACGCCAGCAATCGTGAAGCTATTCCTGCTCGATCAGTACGACGATGCAGAACTCGACCGGAAGAAGGTCGCGGCGATGTATGCGATGTTTGTCACCTCGCCCGCTCCGGAAAACCCTCTCGCCCCTGCCGAGGACGAAGAGGCCCCAGCCGGAGTCGAGATCAGCCCGGGCCAGATCGTGCGCCTCGATCCAGGCGAGGATGTCACCGTGGGCCAGCCCGCTGACAGTGGCGGGACCTACGAGCCGTTCCAATACCGGACCTTACTGCAGATCTCGGCCGCGCTGGGCATTCCCTATCCCTATCTCGCCAATGACATGGTGAAGGGGAACTTCTCGAACTCGCGCTTGGCCCTGATCGAGTTCCGCCGCCGCGTATCGGCCTGGCAGCATTCGGTGATGGTCTACCAGCTGTGCCGGCCCGTTTATGCGCGCTGGATGGATGCCGCCGTGCTGTCGGGCGCGCTCACCCTGCCTGGCTATGAGGCGGAGCGATCCCGGCTGCTGACCGCCGATTGGCTGCCCACGAAATGGGACTGGGTCGATCCGCTGAAAGACGCAAATGCCGAGATTGCCCAGATCGAAGCCGGCCTGAAATCCCGCACCCAGGCGATCGCCGAGCGCGGCTATGACGCTGAGCAGGTCGACCGGGAAATCGCCGCGGAACGCACCCGCGAACGCGCATTGGGCCTCGACTTCCGGCGTCCAGGCTCGCCCGCGCAGGGCGTGCAGGCAGTGCCGGTCGAGGGGGACGCGGCGGAACAGTCTGACGAGACCGACGCTGCGGACAACCCACCGCGCGAAGATGAGGACCAGCCCTGATGCTCCACGCCCGCATTGCCGCGCGCGCCTTCAATACGCCGCTGTTGGTCGAACCCTCCAAGGCTCTGGCGTTCGTATCTGGCCTCGGGCCCCGCATCCTGGGGCGGTGGGTCGAGGTATTGGATGCAGATGGCATGAGCGCCGGAATCGCAAACGCTACGGCCCGCGCCAGCATCCTAGCGGGTGGACTTGCCGAGAGATTCCGTCAGCAGGGCGAAGCGCCCTACCCCGTCATGAACGGTATTGCCGTGATCGAGATCTCGGGGGTGCTGATCCACCGCGGGTCCTGGATCGGCCAGTCCTCCGGTCAGACCAGTTACGAGGGGATTGGGGCACAGATCGAGGCGGCCGCGCGAGACCCGTCCATCCGGGCCGTCGCCCTAGAGATCGACAGCTTTGGTGGCGAGGTGGCCGGGGTCTTTGACCTTGCCGACCGCCTTCGAGCGCTGCGCAGCACCAAACCGGTCTGGGCCTTCGTCGCCGAGCACGCCTTCTCGGCCGGCTACGCGCTGGCATCCCAGGCAGATCGCATCCTGCTGCCGCGCACCGGGGCGGTGGGCAGCATCGGTGTCGTGATGATGCATGCCGATCTCAGTGGCCAGCTTGATCAGGACGGCATGCGCGTCACGCTGGTCCATTCCGGCCATCACAAGATCGACGGCAATCCCTATGCGCCCCTGCCCGAAGCGGTCCGTGACGATATCCAGCGCGAAATTGACGTGCTGCGGTTCCTCTTCGCCGAGACCGTGGCTGCCGGTCGCGCCGGGCGGCTGAGCCAGGAGGCAGCCCTGGCGACCGAGGCCGCAACCTATCGCGGGGCTGACGCCATAGCTGCAGGTGTCGCGGATGAGGTCACCGATCTGGCGAGCGGGTTTGCCGCGTTCTGGCAGTTCCTCGGCGGCAGCTCGCACCTCTCCCCTTCGCGCGCCCCGCGCGCGTCCCTTCCCAACCCCAGACAGGAGGCACGCATGGCCACCGAACTTGATCCCGACGACAGCCCACAGGATCCCGGCACCGATGTAACGACCACAGACAGTAATGGTACTGATGCCGTCGATCGCCCGACTTCACCGCCGGCCACACCGCCCTCAACCACTGCGCACTCCGGACTACCCTCTATGCCACCCCCTTGCGCAGCGCATTCCAGCAATCTGGCCGAGCTCTCAGCGCTACTGCGCGAGGCGGCCGCGGAAATCGCCGAGATCGCAGTGCAGGCCGGGCGGCTTGGCGTCGCCATCGATGCGGCCAAGGCGCTGCGCGAGGGCACCGTACCGGAGGTGCTGCGCAAATCCGTGCTGCAGAGCGCTGCGGCCGCCGCCGATGCCCGCGATATCGTCGCGGCCCCACCCTCGCCGGTTCTGCCGAAGGCCGCAGAAAGCCCGATCATCGCTGCCGCAAAACGAGCAGCTGCCGCAGGCGCGAGGGGCTGAGGCCGAGCGACACTCACCGCCCCCGCGTCCACCTTAAGCCCCCGCCGTCCTCCCCGGCGGGGGCTTTCTTTTGACCTCAGCACCGGAGCCTTGCCATGACCGTTCTGACCCAACCCCCGACCCAGGGGGATGTTCTCAAATTCGAGCTGAACCCGAACTACACCCGCGAAACCGTGACCCTGCTCGCTGGCACCGATTACCCGGTCGGTGCGGTGCTGGGCCGCATCACAACGGGTGGCAAATACAAGCTCTCTCCCGCTGCCGGATCGGACGGCGCGCAAACGGCAGCGGCTGTGCTGCTCTATGCCGTCGATGCCGCTGCTGCCGATGCACCGGGCGTTGTTTTGATGCGCGGTCCAGCCATCGTCTCCAAAGCCGCTCTCGTTCTTGATCCCTCTGTCGATGACGCGACCAAGATCGCCGCCAAACACGGCCAGCTTGTCGCCCTGGGCATCGTGCCGCGCACGACTGCCTGATCTGGCCGTGCGAGCCCAGCCGCTGATCTCTCCCCTCCCGTTCTTCTCTTCGGAGTTCCCCCATGACCCTGATCCGCAATCCCTTCGATGCGGGCGGCTATTCGCTCGCCGAGATGACGCAGGCCATCAATATCCTGCCCAATTTCTACACCCGCCTTGGACAGATTGGCCTCTTTCGGTTTGAAGGCGTCACCCAACGCAGCATCGTCATCGAGCAGCGCGAAGGGGTGCTGAGCCTCTTGCCTTCGGTACCCCTTGGCGCCCCCGCCACGGTCGGCAATCGGGAGGCCCGCTCGATGCGCAGCTTTGCGCTGCCCTGGATCCCGCATGACGACATCATCCTTCCCGCCGATATTCAGGGCATGCCCGCGTTGGGGGCCTCGGATGCGGCCGATCCGCTGGTCGAGGTGATGAACCGCAAGCTGACGCTGATGCGCCGCAAGCATGCGCAGACCCGCGAATATATGGAAATGAATGCGCTGCGCGGCATCGTGAAGGATGGGGCGGGCACCACGCTCTATAATTACTTCACCGAGTTCGGCCTCGAACAGCTCACCACCGACTTCGTCTTCGGCACCGCGGGCACGAATGTGCAAGGCAAGGTCCGCTCGGTGTTGCGGGCGATGGAGGACAATCTCCTCGGGGAGACCATGACCTCAGCCCATGCGCTGGTCAGCTCAGAATTCTTCGACAAGCTGATCAGCCACCCAAAGACCGAGGAGGCCTACAAGTTCTTCTCTGCCACCGGCGGGCAGCCTTTGCGCGAGGACATGCGCCGCGCCTTCCCCTTCGCCGGCATGCTCTTTGAAGAGTACAACGGATCCGTCACCCTCTCGAACGGGGTGGCAGAACGGTTGATCCCGACCGGTGAGGGCATCGCGTTCCCGCTTGGCACATTTGATACCTTCACCACCTATGGCGGCCCGGCCAACCTTCTGGAGACCGCCAACACGGTCGGCCTGCCGCTCTATGCCCGGCAGATGATGGACACCAAGGGTCGCTGGATTGACCTGATGACCGAGGCGTCGATCCTGCCGGTCAACAAGCGGCCGCGCATGGCGATCCGGCTTGTCAGTTCCAACTGAGGCTGGACAGCATGCAGGCCGTCTCCGCCGCCCTTGATCTCCTGTTCACTGACCCGAACCTGGCGCTCGACGCCTGGCATCGCGACGTGGCGGGGCAGTTCACCAAACTCCGCATCATTCCGCGCCGGACCGACAGTGTCACCGAGTTTGGCGCGGCACGGCTCTGGTCGGAAACCTTCCGCTTTGATGTCCGTGTGAGCGATCTGCCCAATCCCCGTCCTCAGGAGCAAATCCAGTTTGGCGATGAGACGTTTCTGATCCAGGGCGAGCCCGTCCGGGACCGGGATCGGCTACTCTGGACCATCGAGGCGGCACCTGCGTGAAGATCCGCATTGAAGGGCTGCCCGAGTTCTCTGGTTTGATGGCAGCGGAGGTCGCGGCCGGGGAACGTGCAGTGACGGCGGTAATGCGCGAGGCTGGAACCGGTCTCAAAGCCGCCTGGCGCGGTCAATTCACCGGCGCGGGCTTGGGCAGCAGGCTTGCGAACTCAATCCGCCTCGCCAGCTTCCCAAAATCGGGAGACAGCCTGAACGCCGCTGCGCTGGTCTGGTCAAAGGCGCCGGTGATCGTTGGCGCGCATGACACCGGGCCGCTGATCCGCTCAAAGGACGGGTTCTGGCTGGCGATCCCGACGCCGGCGGCGGGCAAATCCGCCCGGGGCGGCCGGATCACCCCCGGCGAATGGAAACGTCGCACCGGGCTGCGGTTGCGGTTCATTTACCGTCGCCGGGGGGCCAGCCTGCTGGTGGGTGAAGGGCGGCTCAATTCCCAGGGGCGCGCGGTGGCGACCCGCTCAAAGACCGGGCGGGGTCTGACAACCGTGCCGATCTTTCTACTCGTGCCGCAGGTAAAGCTGCGCAAACGGCTTGATCTGGCACGGGATGCGCAGCGGGCGGTGGACGGCGTGCCGGGGCGGATCGTGGCTGCTTGGATCCAAAACTAGCTACGCTAACCATGACCAAGTTCCTTGTGCGAACCAAGAATATACGCAATCCATCTTCCTTGACCTTCATGACGAAGGTGAGCGCGGAAACCATCATCCACCTTGACAGAATACGTATCTCTTCCATCTTTCGGCCAAGGCTTAAAATTCAGGCCTCTTAGCGTTCTTTCTGTAAGAAGCTTCGCTTTTGTTCCATCCCATTTGGAAGTCAAGTTTCGATATTTACCCGAGAGGCGTTTAAGGACTTCACTACTTTCTGATATTGAAGAGACTGGAGGCAGAACTAGCGCTGGATCCAACCAATCCGAAACCCTCCTAGGGTATATGACATATTGTGGGCATAGCGATGACCGTAAAAGTTCTTTGGGTGATACATCAACCCACTGAGGGACATCTAGCCTTGGCAATGATCCAGGCGGCTTGAGTTCCAGCGTGTTCGCAAGCCATTCGCCGTTCAGTTCAATCCGCTTTTCGGCGAAGCGAGCGTATGCGCCGGGCTGCAAAGACATGAACTCATGCGCGAACTCCTGCAGCCCAACTGATGACCTTTTTGCCCACTCATAAGTCACCTTGTTCGCCATTGCCTCTTCCACAAACTGGGTTCTTCGACCACGTAAGGCCCGCCGAAGTGGGATGTACAGGTTCCGCCCAAGGACTGCTTCCAGCATGAGGGTCTGCAGATCACATCGATAGTGAAAGAATTCATGTGCAAGCAGGAAACGGTGAGCGATTCGTCGCGGGTCTCCATACCCAGGATATGAATTGGCTATTTCACCGGCTAAATATAAAATTCCTGTTTTCAAATAAAATATTCCCCATCTGCCTGGGAATGGGCGCTGATCAATAAAACGTCGCGATTTGTAGAAAGCAAGTGCGTCGAGGCCACGATGTCGTATGTTGCCTTCAACCAACTCTCGATCACCCGGGGTGACCTCAATCGGCGGAAACCCGTCATCTAGCATTCTATCAATTGCTCTATCTGCAAGTAGCTCTTCGGGCAGAGGTCGAAGCAACGTTTCATCAGCCTCAGGAGGACGGTCCAAGACATCAGAGCCATCCTCTTCTACAGGCCAATCTGCCCAGTCAGGAGCATCGTGTAATCCTTTGTCGGATATGTCAGCCAAGACCTGATCAAAGAGACGATCAACCGCGTTTGCCATACTGCACCTCTGATTTTGTGTGGCAGTCTATCGGACAATCCCGTTGAGGAAAGAGGGTCGTTTTGTCCACCACCAGAGAAACCATTCTGAGCGCCCTGGCGGATTTGCTGCGCACTGTACCGCATGTACCCGTCCTACGCGGCGAGGTGCTGCCCGAACGTGTGCCGGCGGGGGGCCTCATGATCCTGCGCGATGGCAACCCGGGGGAGCCGGGCGTGACGCTGTCACCACTGACATGGCACTACCTGTTGATTTTCACCCAGAAGTGAGCCGGATTTTTCACCGAGAAGTGAGCCACCTCTGATTATGGATTTCGGTTCATGCCGGGGTCAAGCTTTGTGTTGTCTCCTTCTT